TCTTAAAATCTGACCACCGCAAGATCGGCACACTACGGATACCAGCTAATGCATTAGTGCCTTGTTCAAAATTTAGGAACAGCCCACGCGGCAATTGACTACCAAATGTAGACTTACCAGTTTTAGGCTGGCCATAAATGAGAATATATTTACCCTTTAAGTCACGAGAAATCTTAGATGGTTCAAGAGAAAAAATATCTAAATCCATAAATCATCACACTCCTCTTAAAGTATAGTTAGGATTACTCCCAACTATACTTAGAAGCGGATGCTGTGGTTGCCGCAGGCTTAGTCTGAGTTGCCTCAGTCTGCATCTGCTCAATTAGAGCCTTACGCACATTGAATGCCTTCTTAATATCAGTAGGATCATATGCGAACTCTTCCTCATGTCCCTCATCGTCACCCTTGGTGATAATAAGCTCACGGACAAAACGAGTAGTAGTCTCGGGAATATCCTCACCCCAAGAACTAGTCTTACCACTGGACTTCTCTTCCTGAGAAGTTACACGAATGCGACCAACGGTGCCAATCGTATCATTGACGTTCCAATTACGGCTAATAAATTCAAGGACATCAAGCTTGCCGCCATACTGAACAATGCCACCCTTAATTACAAGACGACCGGTAGGATCGCCTTCACGATCAACCTCATCGTGCATATCCATAATGAAAAGTTCTTCCTGGAAAGTTGCAACATCACTTGCATTAGTAGTTCCAATGAAAGAAGTATTAATCTGCCAACCATTAATTAGCTGGCCGCTCTTAGATACGAAGTTGTTCTCACGAAGGGTTGCGCCACTTACACGGACTGTATCAGCCTCATCAATGCCTACATTCTGCGCGGTCTTCATCTTCTTAAGATTCTGAATCTGCTCATACGCAGGATTTACCTTATTAGTCTTTGTATACTGAGTCGCAAACATACTTAGCGGAATTTCGCTAATCTCTTCACGTCCACCAAAAGTCTGATTTACACGAACAGTTAGAGATGCACGCTCATACTTGCGGCCATCACTAAGAGTTCCGCTGCCTAGCGTAACATCCATTAGCTTGCCGACGATATTTACCTTGTTATTAGCTTCTGTCATAATATTTTTACTCATAAACTTTTACCTCTTTCTTTTTAATGTGTATTTTTTCTTTACAATTTTATTATATTATAAATTTGACAAAAAGTCAAGATATAAAAACGACGGTTCCAATTTAGGAACCGCCGCTTTATTTCAAAATTACTCGCCAGCGGCTTCCTTTGCGGCCTTAGCAGCAGCACGAGCAGCAGCACGTTCAGCCTTTGCGGCTTCCTTAGCGGCTAGCTTTTCAGCCTCAGCAGCAACAGGATCATAAGCTAGACCAGCTTCAGTTAGCGTATGATACTTTACAACCTTGGTTACGGCCTTACGAGTCTCAGTAGCAGGAGTTACCTCAACGGTTTCCTCACGGGTATTCTCAGCTAGCTTATTCTTAACTAGAGCATTCATAGTGCCGGTTACGGCGGGGATAGAAATGCCTAGAGCCTCAGCAATTTCAGCCTTGCTAAATTCCTTACCATAATTCTTCTTCAAAAAATTCAATACTAACTCACTATTTGCGGTCATAATTATCAATCTCCTTTTATATATATATTATATAATTTATAAGCGGTAAGGTTTTTCTCCTTTTCCTCTTTATATATTTATTATATCAAAATTTTTTATTTTTGTCAAATGCTTGACCAATGAAATTTATAGGCGGTCCGATTTGGTATATCACATACTTTACTAATATTAGCATTATATGCTTTTGCCGCTCGACCGGTCTCTTTTAGCCATTTTACTGCCGCTGATATTGTTGGAAAAGTTTTATTTTCTTCAATACAACGAATAGCTAAATTTTTATTATCAATATAATTATCTATATTGAAATTATCATAATCCTAAATCTTACACCAGATATACCCGCCAGCCGTCTTTGCTTCGCCATTAACAGCACTCCATAGTTGGGTTCTACCAATATGTACTGCTTCTTGAGCTTCCTTTAATGAAGAAAATTCTTCAATAATTTCACCTGTATTTCTATCAATTTGATAGACTGGTTGATATTGTCCTTGGCCAGATAAATCATTAGCTTCTAAAATTTTCAATACTGTCTAAATTGAGCACCCAAATTGTCGTGCCGTTTCAGAAGCATTCTTCTTACCAGTAGAATTAAAGAATGCTAAGATTTCATTTGAATTAAATTTTTCTACTCCATCTCCGCCAAAAGAACAATTATATCCTTTTGGAGTAACACAATCAAAATACTGTATCCAATATTTTTCTCGCTCATTTAAATTATCATTTTCAATCTTTTCTATTACTTCTATATGGAAATGTTCAAATCCATATTTTCGCATCGAACGATAGAGCGGATAATCGGTATCTAATTTTTCTGGATGATGACCTTTCCATAAATGATGTTGCCATCTATACTTTATTTCATTTCGGGTCTATCCAATGTAAATTTTATCATTTACATCATTTACAATTTTATAAATATATCCCATACTAATCCCTCCGTGGATTGTAATTATAGGATAGCTTGCCTTCGGAGCGACATTATCTCAAAGAGTAGCTAATTCTTTGTTCCCT